CGGTACATTGATGGAACACTACGCTGATGCACAGTTTACATTTCAAGCATTCGCTGATTCAGATGGGATCATGAGGGATGCAATGTTTTATCCCGATGGAAGTGCGAGTGTTCATGTCACTGTTTCTATAGGCAATCTTGCTAGATCAATGTGGCTACCAGTTATGGATTATAAAAACAATGCGATTGCCAATCCATCCGCTAGACAGATATCCGATGCCAAGATGAGATGCTTGGTGAAATGTATAGCCATGTTTGGTCTTGGGCATTACATATATGCGGGAGAAGATTTACCAGTTTCAGATGACAAAAAAGATAGTAGTGGTTCGGCAGACGCAACCCTTGAAATCGAAGAAAAACCCCAAAGTGATGAGTCTGTCGAATCCAAAGAAGATGTCGTTGATGATAAGTTTATAGAGATAGTTGAGGCTTTTATCAAAGATGTTAAGTCAGTTGAATCTCTTGAGTCTTTCTGGAAAGAAAACGCCAAAGAGTTTAAGAGAATGAAGGAAGGACAAGAGGCTACATACAATGGACTGCTTGAGTCTTTTGCAAAAATTAAAAGTGAACTAACCAAAGAGGAGAATAAAGATGGCTGATCGAATTAAAGTCGAAGGCGCAGTGTTCGCTAACACTTACAAAAAGCAACCCAAACATCCAGACTTTACTGGGAAAATTGAACTGTCTAAATCGCTGTTGAAAGCATTGGTCGAGAGAGCGAAAGCTAATCAAGACCTTTCTATTAGTATGGCTATGTGGGACAGGGTTTCCAAAGATGGAAAGGTTTACAAGTATGTTTCCATAGAACTTCCAGAGATTAAGGAAGAAGAAGTGGAAGTCTTTGATGATGAGATACCATTCTGATGAGTGATGGTATAGAAAAAATAGTATCACCTTTGCGTAAAGCTATGAGTGAACTTGATTATGGAATCCCAGAGTATGTTTTTGATTCAGAAGATGGAAATAAAGTACATGATTTGATTCAAAAAGTTTGGGATGAAATAGATAACCTTGAACACAAAGATATGACTTGGGATAGCCTAGCAGAGCAAGGTCATTCCCCTAAAATGATTGAAAGTATTTTAGCAGAGGAGGTGTCCGAATGAGCGCACTTAGCTTTGAGGCGGTAAAGGTTAGGATAACCCAGAACAAACAGGGAGTTTATCTGGTGCTTAATGTCCATCCAGACGAAGTACCAGAGGACTTGCTAAGAAGTTGGGTAGGAACAAGGTATTACTGCGCAATGGTAGGAATACAGGATGACGAGACACCAGTACCACACAAACCCATAACCAAGAAAGGTCATGGTCAGAAGTATGTGGATAGAGCGGGAATCATGGCGAGGGAAAAAGAATTTTGGGAGTTTGCAGAGGTCGAGAACGAAGAAGATGCCTCTGAGTTTATTAGAAACTTCTGCAACATTCATTCAAGAAGTGAACTCAAGAGCAACGAGTTTGCTCAAATTCTTTTTGAAAACATTAACGATAAATACAACAAGTGGTATGAAGAAAATGGCAAATAATAAATACATAGTTGAAATGCAAGTCTCTTTAACAGAGGTGTATGAGATTGAGTCTGAGATTCCTTTGACTGAGCAAGAGCTTTTATGGAGAGCGGTCAACAGAGACAAGCCAGACGATGTAGATACAGGAAATGGAGATACGCCTTATACTGTTTCAGTTGTTGAGGGAAAGTTGGAAGTAGATGAATCTTTACAATGACTAAGATTTGGAGAAAGAAAGAATGGGAAAGGGCAGATGGAAAGATAAACCCGCCTTATTATCGCAAGTCGATAGAGGTCACAGACTTCATTATTGAATACGAGATGGGCTTTCTTGAGGGAAACATAGTCAAGTATATAGCGAGATACAAAAGCAAGAATGGGTTAGAAGATTTAAAAAAAGCCAAGTGGTACTTGGAAAAACTAATAAAGAAAGAAGAAAAAATATGAGTCAAGAAGAAAATGTTTGCGCGTTTAGGAATGGCTCATTTTGGGTCGGGGAGTTAATACTTCCCGACCCTAAACTTATAACACAAGGAGAACACTAATGAGCGAAAGACCAGAGCAATGGATTGCGGTTATCCAATATGGCGACCCAAACACAAACCAACCCTTGAAAACATCTATGGGGGTGTTTGAATCAAAGGAACAAGCAGAAAATTGGGTGAGTGAGATGTACGAAGGAACTAACTTTATAGTCGATGTTTTACCTTTAAACGATTTCACAGCAATTAACTGAGGACTACATTATGAACAAAAAAACATCACTACTGCTTTGTGCTATAGGTGCGATAAGTTTGTCTTGGGGGTCGTTGAACTTTGAGTACGATGGAATTGACTCAACAACCTTTGCTATAGCTATAGCTATCAGTATGGCACTTGGTATATACCTAATTGTTTGTGGAATGTATGGTTTATTTAATAACAAAATAAAAAAGGGAGAAAAACCAATGGCTAAAACTAAACCAAATAAAGAATTGCTTAAAGGAAACACAAGCGTTGATCTGATGAAGCAAGAAAAAGAACTTGAATCTTTGTTGGCGGAAGTCAAAAAACAGCTTATTGAAAAAGGTTGGATTAATAAGAATGGTTCTTGGGGGGTAGAATGAATATTTCTTTCACTAATGTTTGGCATATACTTTTATACCTATTGCTAGGCATCGTGTTCTTGCCACTTTATTTTTGTGCGTTTTTAATTGATAAGGCTTTAGGTCTTGAGCTAGAGGAGGAAAAATGGAGGCGATATTAATAGAAATTCTTAGAATCTTAGGAATAATTGTTTGTTTTGCTCTACCCGCTTATGCACTTCTTTATTTTGATGACCCAGAATTTTAGTCGTGGCTAAAGAAGAATACGACACACTTAAAGCATGGGGAATTGACAAGCCCAAGCCAAAAGGCAATAAACAAAAGGCAGAATACTGGGAAAGCATGGCTAAATCTTTAAGAAGGATTCTCGCAGAGAAAGAGATTTACATAGAGCAATTAGAGAACAAGATTCAAATATTGACTGGTCAATATAACGATGAGCAAGGAACTTGACGATAGAAAACAGGACTGGTGGGCATGGCATAGACTGAACCCTCATGTCTGGAGATTGTTTGAGAAGTACAGTTTCGAGGCAATCAAAAGCGGTAGAGAGAACTACAGTGCATGGGCAGTCATTCAAAGGATTCGTTGGCACACAACGATAGAGACACAAGGTGCAGATTTCAAAATATCAAACGATTACATAGCTTTCTATTCCAGATTGTTCCATGTGAAACATCCTCAATACGATGGTTTTTTTAGAACCAAGAAACTGAAAGGTGAAGATGAGTATTGAAAAAGAAATTATTGGAGATGCCACAATCTATCATGGCGATTGCATGGAAGTATTGGAGTCCCTAGAAAACATAGACAGTTGTGTGGCTGATCCGCCTTATGGCTTATCCTTTATGGGTAAGCAATGGGATTACGATGTGCCACAGAAAGAGTTGTGGGAAAAGGTATATCAATCCATTAAGCAAGGTGGACATCTTCTATCCTTCTTTGGTTCACGCACTTATCATCGTGGGGTTATCCCCATCGAAGATGCTGGCTTTGATATACGAGATCAGTTGATGTGGCTCTATGGTAGTGGCTTTCCTAAGTCGCATAACATAGGTAAGAGTGTAGATAAACTACAAGGAAACGAAAGAAAGGAATATATAGATAAAGATTTTTTAAAACGAAATCCTAATAAAAATGATGATGGTATATATAAATCAGGTCTAAAGGATGGAGATGATGCATCTATAAGAACAAAAGGAACATCAGAATACGAGGGTTGGGGGACAGCACTCAAGCCAGCTCATGAGCCGATTGTTATGGCTAGAAAACCATTTAAAGGCAGTGTGGCTGAGAACGTGTTAGAGCATGGTACTGGTGGGATAAACATAGATAGTTGTCGGGTTGGTAAGAATGGTGGCACTACAAAAAAAGAATATTTAGATAAAGATTCTAAAACAGTTTATGGAGATGGGTTAAATGGTAGCTTTGGAGTACCGATTGATAAGGGCAGATTCCCAGCCAATGTCATGCACGATGGTTCTGATGTGGTGCAAGATATATTCGGTGATAAATCACGCTACTTCTATTGTGCGAAAGCGAGTAAGAAAGATAGAGACGAGGGGTTGGAACAATTAGAAACACCCACTGAAAACTTGCAAGGACTAGATACAAGAGGCAGAACTTTGGTAAGAGATGACGGCACAAAAACTTTAGTCGAGAGATGGAAGCCAAGCTCAGAGAGAAAAAACAATCACCCAACAGTCAAGCCAACAGAATTAATGCGCTATCTGTGTCGCCTAGTCACACCGAAAGGTGGTGTGGTCTTAGACCCTTTTATGGGTAGTGGCAGTACAGGAAAAGGTGCATTACTGGAAGGGTTTAGGTTTATAGGAATTGAAATGGAGCGAGAGTATTTTGATATTGCTTGTGCCAGACTGGAAGCTGTGCAGAAGAATGTGCAAGAGGGGTTGTTTGATGAGCATTAAAGTATTAAATGGGGACTGTTTGGAAGTGCTTGATCAACTTCCAGAGAAGTCAGTTGATACTTGTATTACCTCTCCGCCTTATTATGGACTCAGAGATTACGAAAGAGAAGGTCAGATAGGCTTAGAAGAAACGCCAGAAGAATATGTTGATAAAATGGTGGAAGTCTTTAGGAAAGTTAGACGAGTGCTAAAAGACGAGGGAACTGTTTGGTTAAATCTTGGGGACTCTTATGCGAGTAATCACTACACTGGAGCAAGAGATTCGGACACTGGATGGAAACATGGAGAACTCTCTCAAGGCTATCAAGCGAGAGCGGGTGGTGCGGGTGGAGTCTTTAAGGTAAAAGACTTGATGGGTATTCCGTGGATGGTTGCCTTTGCTTTAAGGGC